TAATGCATATACGGAAGTATTATCTGGAGTAGTTGTCCATGCAGTATCTACGGTAGCTACTCTAGTAGATCCTACGTAATCTGTAATTAATCGCTCTTGTCCATTTCCTGTACCACTGGTAATAGTAACATACATGCCATTATAAGCATCATCTGTAGCACTTGCTCCAGTGGCTAATTTAATAGTTGTTGATGTGCTTCCTGTTTGTGCTGTGCCATTGACTTGAGCTTGAGATGCTTCTAAAGTTACTTTACCAGTTACATCACCAGCGGTCAGTGTTCCAACAGGATTGTGGGTTGATAATGAGAAAGCATATTGAGGCACTGAATCAAATGTAATATCTGAAATAGTCCAAATTGAATCGCTCGCACCACGAACAATTTTTTTAGGTACTATATCTTCATGGACTACAATTAATGTATCAGCAGACTGTGTATAACACATTGTGCCTAATTGTGCGCTTGCTATTGTAGTCGCTAAGTAATCATTACCAGAGCCATTAATATTAGTAATGAGCTGTTTATCTTTATACACATACATGCGATTATTGGTAAAACATAGCATGTAGCTGTCTGCAACAGAAAATTCAAAATGTACTAAACGCACTCCATTTGCTGGACTGCCGCCTAATTCATTAATAAATTTACTGCCTGGTCTACGCGTTACACCACCTTGTGGCTGACAGATAACATTCTTTGCTGTCTCTAAACCATTGCGATATGCTTCAAGATCAACACGTGATCGAACTAATGGATCTATTTCACCGCTAGTGAAGTTTGTTTGTATATTAACAAACCGTGCCATTAATACCTCACATTAATTAATGAGAAATCTTGTATTGCATTTGTTGGGCTGCCATGACTATCAATACTCATAGCTTGTCGCATATACCCGCCACGACCATTCTCTCCCGGAGTTCCTTCTGCGATAATACGCCAGTATTCAGATTTATCTGCTTGATCAGTAATTGGCATAGCTAAATGCCAAGCCATTTCATATTTTAATAATTGTACAAAGTAATGCGGTAATGCATACTCAGGTACATTGTATTGATAGTCTATATAAACTGCCTCATAATCTGTAAGTAATTTGTCACCTATCAATCTATATTCACGTCTAGTTGGTGCGCCTACATCACCTGAGTCATATACTGCATTCGGTCTGCCAATAATGTCAGATGGTAGTTGATATTCGTATTTATATTCGTTTGTTGGAGTCGTTACTAAACGACCTAGTTGAACTTTCTTAAATGAAAATGACCAATCATAAATTGTTAATGTACGAATTTTAATGTCTGGATAGAGTCGATCACAAATATTAGATTCATCCGTTCCTTCTGTAAACGATGAGATAGGATTAGCACCTAACATCAGTAGTGCGTCAGAACATATTTTAATATCGGTATCACCTGTTGCCATTTTCTTTTCCTTAAATGTGCAAATAGGTAGGCACCGAAGCACCTACCCAATCTGCATTAAACAACTTAGTCAGCGTCTGCGACTGATAATGCTGTACCGTCAGATACGTCAACAACATCAGAAGCGTTTGAAAGTACAGTAACTAATGTTGATGTAGGAACAGAAGCGTCCCATACATGAATTAAGTCACCAACTTTTAATACGCTAGATGCGTCATTGAAGTAACCTGATGTGTTGATATCAGCTAATGTGTCAGTACCAGGTGCTGTATAGCTCCACATTTGAGGAGCATTACCAGCTTTAGACTGACCACCGATTGGTTGTAGATTGTCTTTATTATAAGCCATGTGTTATCTCCTTATGATTCACGACAAGTGATTTGAACAATACCCTCAGCGTCAATCGCTACTGCGCCAGCTGAGAACATTGAGTTCACTAAGAACGATGTTTTCTCTGGTACGTAGTTGATTTCAGTTTTAGGACCCATGCCTTCAGCATAACCTAAAGCATCTTTGTGGAATGCCCATACAGTTCTGTCTGAAGAACCATCAATTGCTAAACCACCTTCAGTTCTGTCGCCTAATACGTGAAATGTGAAACCTAAGAATGTATTGATTTCACCAGCCACTAAAGCTTTAACTGAAGCATAGTCAGATGATGTAAGTTTTTGCTCACCTAAGATCGATGCTAAAGAGTTAGCATGAATCACCATGTGACGATCTTGTGGAGGTACGTTACCAGCGTCTAACTGTTTCTTAGCTTCAAGAAGCTTGTCTAAGTTTAAGTTAGTATCTGTACCACCGATGTCGTTTGACACAGTGTTAGATGTTGAAGATGCTGTTAAAGCATCAATGATAAGTTGGTCTTGACGACGACCGATAGCATTAGCCACAACTTGCACTAATTCTTGTCTTTCATCAAAGTTAACTTTTTGTTGCATGAAGATGTCGCTGTATTCAGCTGCGTTCCAATCTTCGAGCGTTGCTGTTACTTGTGAAAAATCCACATTCAATGGTGTTACGTCTGTTTGTGGAATTCTTAAAGTAGCTACACCTTTACCCACTTTAGGGAATTTTGCTGTTGAACCTTCAACGCCGCGTCTTTGTCTTGTAGCACCAACTAATTGTGCTTTAGCTTGGTAAGCCTGTTTAACTTCGGCATCAAATAAGGTAACAAAAGCATTAGATAATCCAATAGCCATTATTGACTCCTTATTGTAATTAATAAAAAAATGTATTAATCGTTTTAGTATGCCAGTGAAACTGGGCTAGAACTTGCTATTTACGATAGCCAGTCGACAAGGTTACTTGCGTTAAGGGTTGTATACAGAATAGATACAATATGCCTTATCCCCGATTCTATCTGAGAACAAGGCGTATTGTCAAGTGATTTAGCCAAAGTTTTGAGCAAATGCTCTTTCTACTTTAGCTCGATAAGATGGATCGGTTTTGTATTTAGGATCAGCGACCATTTGGTATAGTTCGTCTTTTGATGGAGCGCCCTCTACTGGAGCTGCTTCGACAGGAACTCTACCTTCGTATGATGCTCTAAGTTTCTCTAATGCAGCAATACCTTTAGCGGTACCACCCATAACCTTAAACTCTTCAAAGTCATCTTCACCCCAAACACCTTTTTGAACAAGACCACCAGCCCATTTTACAATGCTATTAATACGTGCTTCAGCATTAGGTCCTAATGATTTACGTTCTTGCTCTAGATTAATTTCAATTTGTTTAGCAGTGTTCATGTTCATATCAACAACTTGACCTACTAAATCATCTAGAGCGGCTTGACTGACTTGATATTGATTTGCCCAATTCATCACATGTGATCGTATGGGATCATTCTCAGGAATATCTCCAAAGGCAGAGGTATCATAATTACCACCTTCTGGCGCTTTATGCTTACCTTGAGAGATTTGTTTTCTAAGATCAGACCATGATTTAGCCATTGCCTCAATATCTGGAGCCGACTCTTCTTCTTTCCAAAAATTCTTAGGAAACCAATCAGGTCTTTCTAGTTCTTCATCATCATCTTCACCCGCTTCTTTAACAGCAAATTCTTCTTTTGCTTTTAATTCTGCTGGATCACGATGATCTATTTCTACTTTTTGTGGATTTTCTTCAGCACTAGCTTCTTCGACTTCTGGAGCTGCTCCATCGAGTAAGCCAGTGGATTCATTTTCTTGAACACTAGGCTCGATTGCTTCTTCCATGTTATAACTTCCTTGCTCTAATTAACCTTGCTTCTAAGTCCCTTACTATGCTGTTTTGTCCTTCACGGTAAAATGCGTAGCTTGGATCGCTACCTGGCAAGGCAACAGGTTGCTCAACAACTGCTTCACGCAGCCATTTCATTAACTTCTCGCCGTCCTCACCCCCTAGGACTCTGAAACAAAGACGATCTAAATCATCTCGTTTTTGATGAGCATCACCTCTTTCTAAAGGCAATGCCTCTTGTAAATCTTCCCATCCAGCCATAATTATCCTTGTTCTTGTTCAGATGCCATTGCTTGCTGTTCAGCTTGAGCTTGTGCCATTTGCATTGCTTGTTGTTTCATCATCACACGCTCTTGAGGTGTAGGTCTTAATCTTTGTGGTACACCTAATTTGTCAGCAATATAATCCATCATCTCATCAATCTTAATGTTCATTGCACCTTCTGGTCCGGCTTGTTGTGCAATTTGTGCATACTGTAATATGTTTTGTACATCATCCATATTCTGTGCCATAGCTAATGGCGCCACTGGAGCAATCTTAACTTCTAAACCATTTACTTTTAGTGGTAATGTTATTATACCTCGCTCATCCATGACTTGCAGTATCTTTGATACAACTGGAATCATGGTCTCATTAATGAGTCGACCAAATGCAGAACCTAAGTTTTGTGATAATTCTTTCATTCGCTCTACAACTTCTGTTGCTGATCGAGCTGACATATTGTCTGGTGGTAATGACTCATCAAGTAAGATACGTTTAATATTTGTACGTAAATCATTCATAACAATATTAGATACGTTAAAGTCACCAGCGCGTGGTAATGGTCTAAGTGATTCGCCTTGTGGTCCACCGTTCCGTGCAACAGGAATAATAGCGCCCGGCATAATCTTCACAGTATTAGGGTTTAACACGCCATCATCGGCAGCTGTATAAACACCACTAATAGATAATGATGCGTTCTTTAATACTAACTCTAATGTTTTGTTTAGTGTTTTAATGTCAGGTAATGCAGTAATCAGTGGTCCTCGACCATATACTTCGCCAGCAACCTTAGCATAACGAGATACAATCCAAGGACTATATGCCATACGTCTATAAACAATTTCTTCTTTAGATTCTTTATGAATCACATGATAGCAGTAGTCTCCACGCTTCTGATCAAAGATAGTTGCTTCTACTAACTCAACATCATCCGTTGGTTTTTGATCAATCTTATCTTTTAAATCTTTTGGTATTTTTGCATCCGCCCATTGTCTTTGTATAGATTCACCTTTCATACGCATGCGTCTATACACATTATCTATTTGACCATTGGCACCTTCTTCAAAAGATACAAGGTATTGGGGAACAGGAATAAAGTTAATAGCACTTAAATCATCACCTGGTTGTATCATCATGACTGCTGTACCAACTGATAAGTCAAGCAAGAATTCACCAATAGCAATATCAAAGTTAGATTGTTTCAGTGTATCAAATAGTTTTTCATTATATAAATCTAACGCAGCTTGAGCTTCTGCACGTCGATCCATAGGAATATCAGATCCTGGCTCTAGTCTGCACCATTTACGTTGTGGAGGAAAGATGCCAGACTGCATACGGTTAGCAAATCGTTGGGTAGAGTTAATTGCAGTAGAATCAAATACTCGATTCATCTTTTTAGTGCCACCTACTTTACCATCGTAATGACCGTCATATAAATTACGTTGTGGTAGAGCAAACTCATATGCTTCTTCATACAAGTTCCTAAAGTCTTCTTTTTTAATTAATGCTTTCTCGTGTCTCTTCAAGACATCTTCTGCACTTAGTCTCATCATCGCTACCATAGTTATCCCTTTTTATTTTTTGCTGCAAATGATCGTGCAGCTTCCTTACTGCCAAAACCCCAAGCTTGTAGTGCTTTTTTTAATCGTGTTGGTCTTCCTTTTTCATCTTTTAGAGGACCATCCATCCCACCAAACCGTGCAGCAAAGCTGACACGACGACCATCAGTGCCAGATTTTTGTGGTCGTTTAAGATTACTTCCTTCAGTTCTTTTAAAGTATTCACGTCCTTTTTCATTCAATCCACCTTTAGGATTTTGATATTTCTTAGCAACCATTATTCATTCCAACTTAATATGATCTCAGCAGCATGAGCATTGTTATTCGTATCTGCATTGGTTAATCTAAATAAGTATGGTGTTAATCCTTTTAATATTAAATTGTTACCACCAGCCTCACCTCCAC